ACGATGAGCCGCCTGTCGCCACGCCGTACACTTCTGCATACACGGTGTCTGTTGTCTGCGATGAGACATAGCCAAGATAAGAACGAGTCATGTCACACCTTGAACCTTACATAGACGATGCCTGAGCCGCCGTTGCCGCCGTTGTTGCCGCCACCGTCAGCACCAGCACCACCAGCACCGACAGTTACGGTTGCGTTCGCATCAAGATACACAGCAGTCATCGTTAGCGCACCACCGCCAGCACCACCGCCACCTGTCGCACCACCGCCACCGCCACCAGCCGTGTTCGCTGATGCGTTAGATGCCGCACTTGTTGAGCCGTTCGTGCCGCCGTTCGTGCCTGAACCGACAGTGCCGCTAAGCGCACCACCACCGCCACCGCCACCTTTGAGCAGTGATGAGCCTGCGGTGAATGTGTTTGTTTCTAGACCTGCGCCACCATTGCCTGCGACACCTGATGTTGCCGCAGTGCCGTTGCCACCTGAGCCACCGCCGCCACCACCAGAACGACTTGCCGCAGTCACACCTGCGCCACCTGTGCCGCCAGCAGGTACAGACCACACCACGCCACCGCCAGCACCAGACGCACTCTCGCCGCCACCACCGCCGCCGCCGACGATGCCAGAACCGCCAGCGACAGTCTGACTGCCACCTCTGCCAGCACCACCAATGCCGTACTTGCCGACAGCCGAATAGTTCCCACCACCAGCGACACCACCACCACCGCCGCCACCTGCACCGCCACCGAAGAACATCAAATCAAACAAACCAGCCTTCGTGACGGTCAGCGTTCCTGATGCAGTGAAAGTAAGAAGCGTGTAGTTCACACCATCAACAGTGATGCTTGACGAAGTACCGCCTGTCGCCACACCGTAAGCCAACGCCGCAACAGTCTGCGTCGTCAGCGACGACACATACCCAAGTTGCCGACGAGCCGTAGCCATGAGATCAGGCGGTGATTTGGTTCACGAAACCGTGAACAACGACGACGCTTCCTGTTGCCGCAAATGCGCGAACAACAAGCGGTGTCGCATTACCTTTCAGGACAAGTCCAGGGATTACCGTCACCAAACCCGCTTCGGGCAGAACAGTCAATTCAATGTTCCCGTTCGGCGCGGTTGTGGTTCCCCATTCAATCGTCAGTTTCACATTGGATGCGGAAGTGTTCACCGCATACAACCAAATTTCGTCGTGCGTAGTTGCAGTCGCGGATGCAGTGTGGATCGTAGTTCCGCTTGACGCGGTAGCGGTAACAAGGATGCCTTGCCCATCGGTAGAACCGCTAAGAACTTGCTTTTCAAATGTTGCCATTGGTCAGTTGCCTTTCTAACTGAAAACCTGAACTTGAAGAACATCCGCGCCGCCGCTTACCGCAGTCCACGCCGACCCATCCCAAATTGAAAATTCATTCGTATCAAGAAGATAACTGCATTCGCCTTCTTCTAGCGTCGGCTCGCCAACGCCACCATAGGCATTCGTTCTGGCAGTCGCATCAGCAAACACTTTCACGCCGCGCATCAGATAGCGGTTCGTGTCCGAAGCGGTAAGCACATCGCCGCTTGAAAACAGTTTCGTTCCTGTGATCGCCACTTTTACCTACTTCCGTGAATGAATAGCGTGGCAATCATAGCAACTAAGTGAGCGCATTATCAGCGTCAATGACACCCAAATCAGGATCATCCAGCGTCAAGGGGAACACAACATACGCATCGGACATTGCTATTTCAAGTCTGTGAACATTCGGGGTTATGACCCGCGACAGGCGTTCAACGGTCTGGTACTTGATGACCTGTGCTGGTGTACCTGTCTGATAGTTGCGTTCCACCGTCACCGTGTCGCCCAATTCCAACTGATTTAGCGTCGTTCTGGAAGGCGACGAAAGCGACGATACAAGAACGGTCATCCCGTCAAACCTGTATGCGGGATTGGCGTACAGTTCCAGCAGGTTGTTTGCAAGGGTTTGGGCGGCAGTGTCCAATGCCAGAAGCAGACCATCAAGGTTCAGGGTGCTGATCCCGTATTCGGTCTGGCTTGTGGTGTCGTTGGCGATCTGCGGCGTGCCGCCTTCGCGGGTGGCAAGAACCTTGTTGTAAAGGAATTCTTGCCCGTACATGATTGACAAGGTTTGGTACTTGATATCTGTGCCATCATCGTCACTGAATGACGCGACGCTTGCCGCAAAGATTTTGCTGATGCGATCCGTGAAGGTAAGTTTCCCGTCACGCGACACGAAGAAATAGCCTTGTTCGCTTTGCGCTATTGCCTGCGCGTACTGCAAGGCGTTCGTGTTGCTGTCAATCTGGTATGCCCCCAATGTGGCAGTACCCGTATCAATATCGGTAGTACCCGTGTACGCGATTTCGGGCAGGTTCAACAAATAATCAAGACGCGCACCAGACAGTTCTTCCGTTGGTGTCCTATCCTGCGTCGTTGCCGCATTAGCCAACAACACGAAATCATCAGCCGAATTGATCGTGACCGTAGATAGGTCTGTGCTTTTACCTGTCGCATACGACAAATCAATATCGGTGATGCGACCAACAAACAATTCTTCGCCACCCAATTTCACCGTTACTTTGCGGCGTGGCGTAACACCAGACTGACCCAACACCGCATCCCAATACGGTGAACTTTCATTCGTCGGATCAAACCTGCGATCATTATTCAAAAGCGTGATGCTGGAACTACCCGCAGAAAACTGCCCCAACTGATCCTGCCTGCCGCGTGTGATGCGAATGTCCTGCACATACGACGCAACATCATCACCAATCAAAGTGCCATCTAAACTGTCCTGATCCAAAACACCATCGGTTGCGCTATCAAGCGTGAACACATTGACAGGGAACCCAAGTTCCATGAACACTTGCAGGGTTTCACCCCAAGCCGTAGTCACCGCCATAGATCAGACATACGCCGAATATTCGGCAACAATCGGAACATAACCATTCGCACGCTCATACGATTTCAGAACATCAATAATCTGACGGGCGACAACATCACCATCCGTGCCCATCCCCGCATTGACCGTGAAAGCAATATTTGTTTCTGGCATAATTCGCTGATCCAAAATTTCTGATGGAACTTCCGTTCCGAAATTTGTTGAAGGAACAGTTACCGATGGCATTGCTGTTCCAGATGGCAATACGGTTTGTCCGAATGTTTCTAATTTTCGTTTTGCGCGATCCAACAACAATTTTCCGTATTCGCGTTCCAATTCATTCAGTTCGCGTTGCGCTTCTGCCACATCATAAATCGCATCTCGTTCGCGTTCCTGAGCCTGAACAACGCGATCAATCGCTTCTTCTTGTGCCTTCTTTGCATCATTCAACGCTTTCAAAGCATCTTCGTAAGCGTCAGTACCTTCTTTCGCGCCATTCACCGTTTGATCAAGTTCTTCTTGTGCCTTATTCAACGCAACGGTTGCATCGCGTTGGCGATCTTCCGCATCCTTCACCGAAAGTTTGGCTTCTGCCAATTTGATTTCCGCTTCACGAATGGTCTGTGCATTACTTTCTGGATCAAGACGAACTTTCGCTAATGCTTGTTCTGCATCTTTGACCGCATAGATTGCTTCTTCAATTCCGTATCCCGAACGCTCAACATCGCGTTGTGCCGCATCCAAATCATTCTGTTTGTCTTTTGCCTTCTTACTGTTCGCGCCATAGCCATTCACAACATCGTTGAATGCTTTTTGTGCCTTCACCAAATCAGCATTCTTTTCGGAAAGCGCACCTTGCGCTTCAATCGTTGCTTTTGTTGCATCCCGCAAAGATCGTTGTGCGTTAGAAGTGCCACGCAATGCTTCGGTGAATTTCTGTATCTTCTCACGCGCAGTTTCAACCGACTTACTGACACCCCCCGATTTTTTATCACCCGTAATCAACGCAAGGTTTGCTTGCGCCGCCGCCAATTCATCAGTAGCAGATTTCAATGCAACCAAATCCTTGTGTTCCGCTTTACGCAAACGCGCAAGATTTTGTTCAGCCATCGTCACAGCACTTTGCGCATCGGCAAGCGTATAAACCCGTTTCGGATCAAACGCCACATCTGCCTTCGCACCAAAACCAGCAAGCCGACTTTCTGCATCAATGATCGCATCGCGCACATTCAGAACTGCTGGAACCGAATTGTTCGCCGCCTTCCCAAGCCGACCAAATGACACTTCGCTAATCGGTGCAAGATTGCCTACATTGATGCCTATTGCCCTGAAAATGCCATTGAAAACATTTCCCCACGAAATGAACGAATTGATGACACCGATAACCGCGTTGATCAACAATTCCAAACCAAACAAGATCGCGTTGATAACCACATCCGCAACTTTGCGGAAACCTTCAAACTTCATGTATGCGGCAACAACCGCAACACCCAACGCAATAAATGCCGCAACAACAATCCCGATTGGGTTAGCAAGCAAAGCCGTATTGAACGCCACCTGCGAAATCGTTGCCGCAATCGCCACAGCACGCAAAGCCACAAACGCAGTAATCAGCGCATAAATCGTGTTACCCAACGCACCCATATTCCCCAAAAACGAAGTGATTTCACCAGCCGTAAAACGCAACGCGCCACCCATACCTTCTGCACCGATCACACGGTTCAATTCCTGAACAAAGTTCGTCAATGCTTCAACCTTCGGCGCGAGCGCAGAACCAATAGAAATCGCGGTATCAATCAACGCATTCTTCGCCAACTTCAACTGTGACTGCAAAGATTGCAACTGCTTCTGTGCAATCGTTTCCGTAGTTCCACCCGCTAAACGCAACTGTGTTTCATAAGTCTTGATTGCATCCGAAGTACCCAACAACGCAAGGATCGTGGCAACTGACCTATCAGCAAAACCCAACTGCAACAAAGTTTGCTTCTTTGTCTCATCCGACGCGCCAGCCAATGCAGTTTCCAGATCGGAAATAATGTCACCCATATTGCGCAATTCGCCCTGACTATCAAACACTGTGATATTCATGGCTTCAAAGGAAGCAGTGTTATCCAAAGCCTTCGTTTGCAAATCGCGCAATGCAATACTGAATTGCGTACCTGCTTCTTCCGCTTTGATGCCCTGATCAGCCAACGCCGCCAACACAGCAACACCCGCTTCAACATCCATATTCACAGCCTTCATTGCCGCGCCCGCTTTATTCGTCAAGGCGATAGAAAACTGTTCCACTGTCGCATTCGCGAGCGTGTTTGCCTTCACTAACACATCCGATACACGCGCCATGTTTTCCATGTTCTTCACCGTGTCGTTACGGATTGTCATGCCAAGCGCAGACTGTGCATCCGTCAGCAAGTCGGTAGCACGCGCCATATCAAACATTCCTGCTTGTGCAAACTTGGCAACAGTCGGCAACGCCGACAATGCCTGTTCCGCATTCAAACCAGCAGACGCAAGATAGAAATACGATTTCGCGGCTTCTTGCGCGCTAAATGTTGTGGTCTTAGCCATTTCACGCGCCGCATCAGCCATCTGTTTCCGCATCGCATCAGAAACATCGCCCATGATCGCGAGCGATTGCGTCATGGCATCATCAAACTTGACGAATTCCCTAACAGCAAAACCGCCAATAACTGCTACACCAGCCGCCGCTTTCGCCGCAACAGCCGCAAGTTGCTTCGCCGCATTATCAATAGTTCGCAATGCGTAAGTTGATTTCAGTCCTGCGCCTTCAAGTTTCTTGAATTCCCTGATTGCGCGGGTAATACCTTTCGCATCAAAGTTGGAAACGATATTTACGCCAAGTGCCATGATTAGAACCCTTCAACTATTTTGGCTTGCACGATTGCATTGGTGCTGTTGATCGCATCACGCACCGCTTTTTCCACCACAGGAAGATTGCGTTCAACCGCCTTATACATGACACGCGAACGGAAACCATTGCCTTTTGATTTCACTACGCGATGCTTGTCAAGGTTTTTGACAAATTGTGATCCAGAATTGGCAGAACCAGCACCGTCAAATACCTGACCACCAGCATTCATTTGCTGAATACGCAAAATGCCTGTTTCCCTACCGACAACACGCCTGCCAGCACCCACTATCGGTTTCACGCCAGCCGCCGCTTGCGCCGAATTGAACGCAGGCATACGCGCCTTGCCAACCCTGCCGCCCGTAGTGTGCCATCGTTCCAAAGGCGCACCCTTACCCTTAGTGAAATTCATCAAGAATTCCTTACCCACATTGCGGGCAACAGGTTCAGCCGCAATTTTCAAAGTCTTAGAAATCTCATCATAAAGTTCTTTGTCGTACTTGCGCAATTCCCGCAAAGTGTCGGCAAGACCTGTCACTTCAACTTGGATGGATGGCATCTTGCAATCATACAACTAACGCTTCCTACGCATTTGTTCTGATCGCCACGACAAATAATCCCACATCGTTGCAATCATTTCATTCCCGCATTCAAGCAAATGTTGCGGGGCAATCCCTGTTTCGCAGGCAAGTGCGGCGATATTCCAATGTGCGCTACCCTTGCCTAACTTTCCAAAGGGGCAGTACCTTCCGTTTCACGCGCTTCCACTTGCTGAACAGTGCTAACCCAATCAGGATCAAACTTCAATGCGGTACGGTTCAAACGCTTTTCGGCGTGCCACGCCAACCATGCAAGATCGGTTAGTTGCATTTCGCTTTCAAAGCGCACAACACTTTTCCTGCGTTCGCGTTCAAATGCGATGAAATCAGGAAAGATTGCATCCACTTCGGTTTTCTCGCCATTGATGAAAGTAACAAGCAAAGGAATTTGCATGGTTATTCAACCCCTTCTAGGTTTTGATTTATGTTCAGGTTGTTGCCTTCGTCAAAGTTCCACCCGTGAAAGTCAGCGTAATTGGCGAAGTTGAACCAACATCACCTGCCGCAATCGGCGTATGCGAAGAAAGAAAGCAATTCGTCAAAGTATAGAGTGGATTTGTAACAGCGTTCGCGCCGCTAGTCGGCTGAACGGTAACGGTGGTCTGCGTTCCAACCAACGGGAAAATCGTTGCTTCCACTTCGCCCGCATCAAAATCCTGATACAGCGTAATTTCAAGCGAGTTGTTCTGAATGCCACCAACGAATGAACGGTTGCCGCCCATCACGGTTGCATCCTGCTGTTCAATCTCATAGGTAAGTGTTACAGCATTAGCGCGATCACTAAGGTTCACACTGTTGATACCGACTTGCACATCTTTGAAAGCAATGATTGCCATGATTAGTCCTGTTCTTTCGTTTCTTTCTTCGTTGGCTTGCTACCGATTTCCGCAAGGTGTCCTGCTTCAACCAGCGCGGCAATATTAGCACCATCAAAAGCCTTTTCGCTGACCAACGAACCCTGTGAATGTCCGACAAGACGCGATGAAACAACTTTGAACTGTGCCATGCCAGACATACTAGCCGTTCACCGTAACTTGTAAAGACACTTGCAGAAAATCTTGATCCACCGCATTCACCGAAGAAATACTTGCCCCATTTTCAACCGTCAAAGATTGAGCGACACCCCCCAAAGTTTCATCGGCTTCCAATGCCGCACGAACCGATTTTGCACCAGAATATGCAAGGTAATCGTCGGCATCATCAAATGCCCGATCATCGGTGTATCGCCCGACAATCACATAAACCGTGCAGTCATAAATAACCAGACCACCACGCATCGCACCGTGATATTCAATGCGATTGATCAACGGAAACCCAACAGGCGGGTTCAATGACGAAGGCTGATAGTTGAAAGTGCGCAAACCCGAAATCGTTGCCAAACGGTTCTTCAAACCCGTAACTACTTGCGAAGGTGTTGCGGGCATCAGATGATCCCGAACTTGCGATACGGGTTCAAGAAATCGCGCACATCGGGATCAATCGCACGCACTTGAATAGCCATATCCGCAAAACCAACGACACCCAATGCCGCGTTATAGCGGGCAAAGCCACGCATCGCGAGAAGCACACACGCTTCACGCACATCATCAGGGATGACAGACCAGCCCCACACGCCCACAATCTGCGCCGAAGGCAATGCGGGAAGGCTAAACAATGGGAAAGTTTTGCCACCGATTGCGGTGATTGTTCTGATTGGCTGACCCGTAATAACCGCATCCAACGGTTCAAGTTGATAATCAACACCTGCTGTCCAAGTGGTTTCGTAAGTTCCATCACCATCATCATCGGTTTTCAGCGTGGTTACGGAATACAAATCATCTTGCGTTGGCAAGGTGTAACTATCCACCGCGTACAAAGTAAGGGTCGCATTCTGCTGATAAAACCTGCGCCCGCAATAGCCATCAATTCGGCGCGATGCGCCTTCAATCGCATTTTCAAGCAAAGTATCATCCGTGTTATCGGTAATCCGAAGCGCGGCTTTCACCTCATTCAGCGTGCAATAACCATTCGCAATCGCCATCGCTAAGCCTTCTTTCGCTTACGCCCACGAACCACTTTCGCTTGCTCAACATCCACATCAATTGATGCAGTTTCCACAACAACATCATCGGCGCGATACCCCAATGCGGCAAGGGCATCATCAACCATCTTCACCTTGTCGCGCAAACCGCGTCGCACATATGCTTCGCGTTCAGCGAGCAAGCCCGCAATCCATTTGTTCTGTTTCATGGTGCAACATCCTAGTTCTGGCGGGGGCGGTTATTAGCCACCCCCGCCAAAATCAGGAACGCAATTAGAAGGTTGGTGTGACCAATCCCGTACCGCCGACCAGCGCGAATGCGTTGGGGTAGCGATTTGCGGTGTACGCGCTGTAACCATAAACAATCATGGTCACATCAAGTTCCGCACCCTTCGGTTGCTCAAAGCGAAGCATCATCGGATCGCCATTGCCCTGTTCCCACAGGTGGCTTTCCTGCGAATTGCCGACGATGATCACATCTTCGTTCGTGCCTGCACCGTTCGTAATGGTGACATTGGCATCCGTAACCACAGGAATTCCTGCAATCGCGTAGCCACTGCTTCCGTACTGCGCCGCACCGTTGCCCGTAGCAACAGGGTTGAACGCAACAGGGGTCGGAACAGCAAGCGGGCGGTTCGTGCTATCAACTGCCGCCAAAATCCAAGCCAAACGACGCGGGTGCATCAGGATGAAGTTCGGGGTCTGGAAGTAGTTGGTTTGAACGCGCTGAATGGCATCCAACAGTTTCGGATACAGTTCACCGACTGTCGGTGAAGCATCGGTGTAGGTGACAACCTGCGTGATGGTGTTTGTCAGCGAAGTAGCCGAAGTGGTCACATTCAGGCTGTCAAGGTTGGTGTGGTATGCGGAAACCAGATCAGCCATCACAAGGCTGTCAATTCCCGTACCGCGTTCAAGTGCCTGACGCGACACATTTTGCTGACCAGCGACGGTGACAACCGAAACATCAAGTTTGGTGTCATCCATGTTGGTTTCCTGAACAGCCGCACCTTCGGTCTGCACCGCAGTTGCGCTACCCGTTGTCACCTTGCTGATGCTCAGCGTCAAGCCTGCATCGGGCAGTTGGTGTTTGCGGGAAATGTCCATGAATGGGCGACCTGCGCGGGCAAATGGCGCGGCAAGTTCGGTCAAGAACTGCGGCACAACAAGACCAGCAAAGTTTGCGCTGGTCACATCGCGTCGTTCAATCTTTTCTTCCTGCATATGGCGCGAAAGACGCTCACGGGCGGCGAAGTCGCCGTTGAACTGTGCGGCGAACGCATCAGCCACGAACGAATGCTGACCATCCTTGCGGTAGGTGCGGGCTTCGGAAACAACCTTCGTGGTCACTTCGCTGATCTGGTTCTTTGCACGCAGATCGGCGGCTTCCTTTGCACGCTTTTCAAGTTCGGCGTGACGCTCAATCTGAGCATCAAGGTCGCGCACTTCGTCAAGCGACTTTGCAATTTCCGCATCTTCGTCAGCCGACAAATCGCGGGCTTCGGTCTTTGCGGTTGCAACAATGGCTTCGGCGCGAGCAAGAACTGCGTCGCGCTTCTCAATCAATTTATCTTTCATGGTGAATTCCAATCAGTTTGAATTTGGATGTTGTCGCCAAGTGCGACAGAAAGTGCGCCGAATGTGGCGCGGCTCAGTCGCGGCTGTGCCGCCGCGCCAATGCAATCTGCGCAGAACGCAAACGCACGGGTGCGGTACTTGCGATAGTAGCGACTTCCTGTGCATTCTGTCCACTGCGGATTTCGGCAACCGTTTCTTCGTAGGCGGGGAAGGTAACAACCGAAACATCGTAAAGTTGCACTTCCTTCAATTCGCGCACCGAACGATCACTGTTCCAACTGTCTTTGATGGTGCGGAACGCGAACGACATTTGCGAGATATCGCCGCGTTTCATTGCCGAAATCACACGCGCCGCATCAGGGTTCGCGGGATCAAGGGTTGCTTCCACACGCAGACCGCGATCATCTTCTTCCAACATCAGTGTTCCAGACCTAGTGCGGGCAAGCGGCACACCTTCATGGTCAATCAGCAAACGAACATCTGCGCCATCGTTCAGCGTCTTGGCGAATGCGCCGCGTCGCACATATTCGGTAAATGGCATCGGCTCAGATGGGCTATCAAACACCGACGCATAACCGATCAGTTTGTTTCCGTCACCTTCTTGGCGTGCTTCCAGATTGGTGAAAGCGACGAAACGCTTTTCATCCTTCTGTTTCACGCACCAACGAAAATCGGTGGCGTTGGCTGACTTGCGAAGTTCGGTCATAGATGGGGAATACTTTACATCTTCACCCGTCGCATTTCTATCTGCTTCGGCATCAAGACGATCCACGATGCGTTGCGCATACGCCTGCGCCCTGCGTGCAGAAGTCTTGGAAGAACCGCCACCCCACAACAGCATTGCGACCAAACCTGCGGTGATCTCATCACCCTGCACCGCATCCAAATCAACGATGTGCCGCGCAATCCACGCAGGGATTTTGCGCCACTTGGCTTCCGACAATGCTTCGCCATTTGCCATGCGGCGTGCATCCGCGACAGTCGCAGGTACAAGACCATCGCCAGACAAACCTTCTTCGTGCAGACGCAGACCGCGACGCGCCGAAGCCGCCATGAAATCAGGTGCAATCAAACTGATCTGGCGACGCTCAACACTTGCCGCTTCTTCCTGCGGTTCTTCACTTTCGCCCAACTTGCTTTCCGCAATGATCCACAATTTGCAGATACCTTCGGGGGCGATATCACCAGAAACGATTTCGCAACCACGCCCACCTTCATAGAACACACAATTGGCGCACACCATTCCTTCATC